GAGAATTACAGCACCTACGGCAGCTACGGCAACTCCGATCACCATCAGAGCTTCTTTTACCCAGCTGAAACCGTCTTTGAGCATACCAAAGAAGTTCGTTACCGCCATGACGGTTCCGCCAATTACAGCTCCTATTCCGGCTATGGTAGGACCTATGCTGGAAATAAGGCCTGCTATCTTTGAAATAGCCGGACCTACAACTGCACCTATCTTTGTAAATATTCCAGATATGGTGCTTACAAGTGTACCGAATGAACCAGTTACCTTTGTTACGATTCCGGCGAGTTTTGGGAACTCCAGGGCAAGAACTTCACTGAATGTTCCGGCTCCTCCGGATAATAACTGGAATCCCTCTACCACTTTCGGTACTATGCCTATGATGCTTCTGGCAGTTTTTCCAAAACCACCAAGTACGCTCAGGAGGCTCTTAACTCCTCCGACTACCTCAGAAGCTACTTTCAGCGCCGCTACGGATGCGGCTATGGTTCCGATTGCTTTGCCAAGTGCCTCCATGGTTTCCGGGTCTGCTCCATCAAGAGCAGAGAAGATATTACTCAGGGCATCTACGACAGTCTGGGCTATCGGTGCCAGTGTGGATGCGAAACCATCAAATAATCCACTTAAAAAAGCTCCCAGACCTGGGAACTCCTGTTCAATTCCTGTTATAAATCCCTGGACGATCTGCTTTCCTACCTCGATGATCTGAGGCAGATTTTCAATGACCGCACTTGCCAGGTATGATACTATTTTTGCCGCCGATTCTCCGATGGACGGAGCATATTCTACGAGGGCGGAACCAAATTGCGACAACGCATCTTTCGCTGATTCTATCAGCTGTGGCATGTTGTCCGCCAATCCAGAAAGGACCTCAGCCAGCAACGCCACTCCGGTACTCCAGAGTAATCCTGTGTTTTCAATCAGGGCTGAGCCGAGGGATGTTACTATATCTACTCCTGCAGAAGCAATTTTCGGTAGATTGTTATTTATGCCAGTCAAGAACGACTGGATCATGTCGGAAGCTACGTCTATCAAATCCGGGGCTGCCGATGCGGCTTTCTCTACGATCTGGGCGAAAATATCCCCGACCGTAGTAACAACTTCATCCAGTCCGCCGTTATCAAACGCATCCTGGAGTTGCTGTACCATGTTCTGGGCTTCTTTTACAACCTCTTTCAGCGGAGCTTCCATGTTCTCATACAGAGAAATACCAAGCCCCTCTAATCCTGATTTTAGGATTGTGATCTGACCTTGCAGGTTGTCGTTCATGGTGTCAGCCATTCTCTTTGCTGCACCGTCACATGAATAAATAGCATCGGACAGTTTATCAAAATCATCATCGGAAGTATTTACAATAGCAAGCAGGCCAGACATCGCTTCTTGTCCGCCAAGAGCAGCTGCCATTTCTGTCGCCTCAGCCTCCGACAGACCAGCGAAACCTTTTCTCAGATCTCCCATCACTTCATTAAGCGATTTCATGTTGCCGTTGCTGTCTGTCAGCGATACTTTCAGCTTGTCCATGGCTCCCTGAACCTCTTTGGTCGGTTTTGCCATGCGTGACATGATGGAACGTAAAGAAGTACCTGCCTGGCTTGCCTTAATTCCGGAGTTTGCCATAAGCCCGATTGCAAGGGCCGTATCTTCCGCCGTATATCCTAAAGCACCAGCTACCGGGGCTACGTACTTGAACGTCTCTCCCATCATTCCAACGTTAGTATTAGCGTTGGAAGATGCCTGTGCCAATACATCCGCAAAGTGTGTGGAATCCTCTGCGGACAACCCGAACGCCGTTAAGGCATCGGTAACAATATCTGAGGTGGTCGCCAAGTCCTCGCCGGATGCGGCTGCCAGGTTCATTATACCCTCTAAGCCGTTCAGCATATCATCTGTTTTCCAGCCAGCCATAGCCATGTACTGCAAAGCATCCGCCGATTCGGAAGCACTGAACTTGGTAGTTGCACCCATTTCCTTTGCCTTGTCGGTTAATGCTTTCAGATCATCGCCCGTAGCTCCTGAGATTGCCGCTACTTTTGACATGGAAGCCTCGAAATCAGAGCCAACCTTTACTGAGGCTGCACCGATAGCTCCTATTGCAGTTGCGGTTCCGGCCAGGATGGCACCTGTCGCCTTTAAGCCCTTTTCGGCTATGCTTCCTATTCCGTCTATCCCGGATTGAAAGCCTTTACTGTCAATACTTGTATCAAATTTTAGTGTGCCATCATAAGCCAACGTTCTCACCTCTCTTTCGGGCTTGAAATCATCGGCTCATAATGGCACTACTTGATCTGTTTTCCGTGTTTAATTTTTACTTCAAAAATGGAGTGACAGTTTCTCCCTTTGCAGGAAACCATCACTCCGGTACATTCTGCCTTATCCGAAAAGAAAATAGGCATCTTGTAATTGCAGTCCGGGCACTCTACCCGGTTCATTTTATTTTTTTCTATTTTCTCAATAGTTACCGCCTCCCTACTACAGCACACCTCTAAGGTCTCCGCCTTTCAGGAGAGCTTTTTCGATCTCTGCCAGCTTTTCGTCCTCGTTTCCAGGATTCGGCAAAGTGTACAGCCTTTTCATTTTCCGGTAGAACGACTGCTGTTCTTTCGGCATGTCACTCTTTATCTCGATGCTCCGGTACTCCATGATCTTGACAAATTCATTCTGATTTGTCAGGGAGTTAAACATGGCTCTGAATTTCCACCAGTGCATGTACTCTATGTCCTGGAGGTCAATGCTGTACTGTGTCATAAAAGCGGCATAGATATAATCATCGTCATACTCGAATGAGTAAACCCTGGTCTTTCCTTTTTTTGCACTCAGCTTCTTACGCTGCGGGTTCTCCTCTTTGCCGCATTTGTAAAACCACAGCATAGCCTTTGTTGCTTCCTGGAGATTCCCAGGAATAACCGGAAAAAACAGATTCAGGGCTTTCGCTGCCTTATCCTTTGGGTCTATGCTTGCATCCTGCATAAGCATTTCAAACAGGATGGCTATGCGGAAGTCAGTACGTATCTCGTACTTCTCTCCGCATACTGCAACGCTCTCCGGTAAGGTATCAACCAGAATGTTCATTAGTGGTGTTTGCCTTTGTTACCGTGGTATGCGGCGTTTCTGTTGAAATTCTTGCTGTTCTGCTTCTCAGCCGATCTCCGTTCAGCTCTGTTCGGGCTGTACTTCTCCGTGAGAGCGTTAAGCTCGCTGTTACAGTTCATGGCAGCATCAGCCACAGAAGCAAAAGCCTCCATGTGGTCTTTGATATTGTTTTTGCCACCAAAAAGCTCCTCAGACATTCCTTTACCAAAGACTTCATCGAAGAAATCATTCACAATGCCGCACTGGATTCTCAGTGAATCAGCTGTTGTCTTTCCTGCGTACTGTGTAGGTTCCTGGATTCTTTCCTTTACTCTGAGGTTTTCTTTTTCGTACTTCTCCAGAAGATCAGCATCGAAGAAATCATACTCCAGCTCTTTTCCTAATACCACTATTCTCATAAATCGTACCTCCTATGGATTAAATGCTAATAATAAAACAAAAGACCGCTTTTTTAGGCGGTCTCGTGTTATACTCCTGTTCCTGCTCCCGCACTTTCTGTTGCGGCAGTAAAGGTCTTTGTCTGTGTGTTGAAAGTACCGTCAATCGGATCGCCTACTGCATTGAGGTTTCCGGAAACCTGAATGTCTGTATCTCCAGACACTTCGGAGATTTCTGCGGAAACAATAAACTTTCTTGCTGCAAATTCGTTCTCTTTGCTTGCTACCGGCTCCCAGAGTTCAACTCTGACATACTCAAATTCTGCCTCGGAACCTGTGCAGTGGTTTCTACCTACATTGTACAACGCCAGGATAGGCTCCTGTTCCGGGATCAGGTCGGATTCAAACGGGAACACCGTCTCATATCCGGTCACGGATTTGGACGATGCCTTTTCATTGACGTACTTCTTGGATTCTGTCTGGGCTCCAGGTTCCTCATTCAGCGATGTGAAACCTACACCCATGAGACAATAGTTAGGTTTGTCTGCCGACTGAGTGTTCAGGTAGTCGGCAAACTGATGTCTTTTGACAACATTTCTGCTTGTGTCCATGTTCATGCCTCCTTAAAATATAATAATCTTAACTGTATCTGATACCGGGCGTTTGTCATTGATCCATCAAACAAAT